CAGCAGCCACGCCAGACGTATCGACATTGATCGCACCTGTGTAGGGATTGAAGCGAACGTCCAGTCTCGAGAGAATAGCACCAGAGGAGTCCGACATGTAGTTGCGAAGCATGGCCCAAGGCGCAGCAGCGGCGGCCTTCTTCACAGAAATTCCGATTGATGTACTACCTCCCGGACCGACGGAGACTCGAGCATTCGAGTTATTGATCTGACCGATCTCTGTCGTGAACGCGTCGTTCAGAACAGTATAGATTCCGCTCGCCGAGGTCGAGAGACTGTTAGCTAGCGTCCACCCCGAAGGAAACGTCTGCGCGGCTACGGGCAGAGCAGTCGTATAGATGATGCTGTCTGTCTTAGTATCATTCCAGGCTGGAGAGATTCCGTTAAGATGGTTTTGCCAATCCGTTCTGGCGAGATCAAGAGCAGAGACAGAAAGATTTAGCGCTACAGCTCTGGCTCTCACTAGTGCGTAGCGACTCTCCAGCTCAGCATTCCACGCGATCCAGCTAGGCTTCTCGTCACGAGAGAGGACATTGTCTGAGATTTGGTTTACCAGAGTTGAGGAGGCTGACGGGTCTAATTCGGACAGAGACGTCGCGGAGAAGTTGACCCATGAAGATCCACTCCAGCGCTTCAGTACGTGGCTGGTCGGCTCCCACCACAGATCCCCAACAGCAAAGGTGCCAGTCGGAGTCGTGGTGCTGATGTAGGTTTTGATCTTGCCGTCAGCCGTCGCCTGAGCTCCTGCCGCCGCCGTGAGAGCATCGACGATGCGAGTATCGGAGAACGCTGCCCAGACTGTTCCAGTCCAGCGATAAGTTTTGTTCGCATCGTCTGTGTCAACCCAGACGTCGTTAACAGCCATCCCAGTCGTAGGGGCCGTTGGCTGAAAGAAGAATGTAGCGCCGCTAGAAGCGAATGAACCGAGAATTCCTTCGGCATAAGCATCGTTTCCGTGCTGAACCATGATGCGTTTCGTCTGCTTGACGCCATTCGCATCCGTGGCCGTCACGGCAATCCAGAAGACCAGAGGTGAAGTCGAGATGTTAGTGATTGAGATCGTGTTGGAGGAGACTAGAACTGTGTTGCCGAGATTATCTACGGCAGTGACTGTGATAGGATTGGTTGTGTTAAGACCTGATGGGGTTGCCGTAATCGTCTGTCCCGGCGGGGAAGGCTGTCCCGCGTCGTTGAAGTAGAAACGATCTGCACTGAGGGTCAGACCCATCTTCTGGAGCGGAGCTACCGTGTCTCTAACGAGAGTGAATGGCTCGTCCCAAACGTACTCTCCTATGTTGACGCGAACAGTAGCTGTCGCAGACGCCACGCCGGAGCTAGTGACGGTGATGGCTCCGGTGGAGTCAATGGCAATCCAGGACTCACCGTTGGGGATACTGAAGGTGGCAATCCCTAAGTCATTCACCTGCTGATCATTGAGGAAGACGTTCATCTTCCCAGCACCGGAGTAGTCCGGAGTTCCTACCGACGCGTCTACGTGATGATACTCTTTGTCCAGGTAGGCATTGATAAGCTGCTTCGGAATTGTAAAGTCCGACGGCGGCTGGATCGTAGCGTTCTTGCCGTAGTTGACCTTCACGCGATACAGGGGTTTCGGTGAGGGAGCCTTACCGAGACTCATAATATCTTCAGCACGGATGGTCGCGACCGGAGTGCTGAATTTGAAGATCTTGAACGAGATTAATCCAGCGCGAGTGACATACCAGAAGCCATTCGCCGACTCAGCCAAGGTCTCGACTAGCTCGTCGTACTGAAGATCTGGCTCTGGGAAGTAGACGCCCTCGAACGCATAGGGAAAGTCTGTGGAGGCCTGAGTGAACGCCGCTGTGTCTAGCTCTCCGGTCGTGAGTCCGAGGCGCGTCGTGAGGATCTGCTTAACAAGCTCCGGGATATTCGTTACAGAGCCAAGGGCTCCCACGGCGTCGACCGTAAGAGTTCCAGCCGGTGGAGCTCCTAGCCGACCGAAGCCTGCCGACAGACAAGTTGCGTAGTATCCTGGAGGGATCGTCGCCGCCGCGAGCAACGCGTAGGTTGAATAATTCTGATAGAAGGTCAGCTTGTTTCCACGATCGTAGACAGCATCTACCGACGTGATAGTTCCGTCGTGAATCTGCCACGTGAGAAGAACTTGATCCACCCAGACGGGAGAGGCGTTGCGGACTTTGCCGAACAGAAGTGGTTTGAACTTCTGCAGAAGATCCGCCCCACCCTCAGCTCCGCCAGTCGCCGCGTACTTATTCGGTTGAAGCGGCTTGGCGAGCTTATAGCTGTTGTCGCGAAGAGTCAAGACGAGGTTATTAGTGTCGGCCGTTATCTCGGTCGCTGAGCCAACGAACTCTGTGACGAAGGTGGCGTAGGCTGCACCCTGCTTCCCTCGCTTAATGGTGATGGGGCGAGCATCCCAAGAATAGTCGAGCAGATAGTCAAATCTACCGTCCACGTTATTGATCGTCGCAGAACCAAGCGACACACTAGTCTGGCCGGGAGTATTCTCCTCGAAGATGGAGGTCTCGTGCGTGTACGCCTGCATGAGTCGCACAGGATACGCCTTCCCATTCTTCAGCTCAGCCTCAGTCAGGAGCCCCGAGCTGAAGTTCACACTAGTTGCAACCCCGCTGGTATTGAGAGGAGTCGCTTCTAGAAGATATACTGTCTCACCACTCATCAGTACGTACCACTGACCTTAAAAGTTCTCCCGTTGACGGTGGTGTAGCCTGAAAAGTCTACACCGCCTGAGTCCATGACGCCTGTAGAACCGTAGGTTCCTCCTGTTGAACTAACTCCGGTTCCACCAGAGGTCGGCCCCGTCGGGGTAGAAGTCGTCGTGGTAGTCGTCGCAGGAATCTTCTGGCCTAGAGCAATGGCGAGATTATTGATCGCATCCACCACATTCGTGCTTCCCTCCACGACAGCCTGACCGACTAGACCCATCGCGTCAATCATCTCGAGCGACTGGTCATTAATCTCCTGCACCATGTCGTCGAGACCCGGAAGCTCAGGCGGACCACCCGTAGTTCCAGGAAGACCAGAGCCGTTCTCATACATCGCGAGTTGGTCAGTGACCTGCTTGAAGATGTCGAAGTAGTCAGTGCTAGACCCATACATCTGGCGGGCCGCGTCCAGATAGTTCTGGGCGAAGGTGGAGAGCTGATCTACGTGGCTGAAGTCTCCCGAGAGGAACTGCGAGGTGAGACCTGTGTATAGATCACGCGCGTTGGAGAACACAGTCTGTGTATTGAGTGGAGAGTTGCCGCTGGCCGTGAGAGAATTGTACAGATCCTGCGCCGCGCTGGCGAGACCATTCGTGGCGATGTCCGCCCACTGCTTCGCGAGATCTGCCCTCTTGCGACCATAGAGATCTTCCACAGCGACGAGGTCTCCGCCCACTGCCATCGCGCTCTCGACTGCGTCATGGTATTCCTTCTGGAGCTGATTAAACGCGGCTAGCGCAGGATTCGTGTATCCGAGGATTCCCTGCTGGATATTGAAGTTGAATTCCTCCTTCATCGTGTTCATCATGCGCTGGCGAGCTTTGACGAGCTTATCCTCGCTGAGACCAAGAACGGTGGCCTGAGCCTTTAGCTTGTTGAACGCTTCGTTGAGATCGCTAATCTTCGAGGCGACGTCCGTGAGAGTGAAGGAGCCTTTGATAAACTGATCGTACGCCTGACCGATGCCGAGATCGGACTGCAGAGCCTCCATGGTGGTAGCCTTCGTATTCTTCGCCACCGTAAGGATCGTGTCGCTGAGACCTTTGATCATCCCCTCGCGGATTTGCTTCAGAAGCGCGAAAGCCTGAACTTCCGAGTCGGTACCATAGATGTAATCCACGCCCATCGTTCCGGCGGGCTTACCGTTTCCGTTCACTCCGCGCGAAGACCAGAACGAGTACATTCCCTTGTTTCCGGGTCCTGCCGGATCGTACTCACGCTTACCGAAGGTGCCGTAGTTTCCGGCGCTGAGATATCCACCGTAGGTCGCAGCGAAGTCGTTGAATAGCGAGGCACCAGCTTGAGCCGCAGCCTGCCCGACCTTGGCGTCTGCATTTCCATGAGTGCCTGTCGTCCCTACTATTGCGACACCGTTGTCTCCGACCTTAACCGCACCGAAGGAGCTGGGAATCTGGGGCTTCTTCTTCAGGAAGCCCAGAACACCACCGACGACTGCGCCGATCGCAGCTCCCACCGGCCCACCGAGACTATAGCCTGCTGCGGCACCTCCGGTGATTCCGCCGGCGACTGCCTGCGTCCGGAAGCCGCCACCGAGAGCCTTGGCGACAGACTTACCGATCATGTTTCCGGTCTGGTACATCGCGAAGGCTGTTCCCGCGGCTCCCAGCGCACCACTTATCGCGTCGCCTGCTCCACCGGCTGGCATTCCACCCTTGACCCAGCTCGTGAACGTCCCGAAGGCAGCACGACTCTGATCCATGGTTCGCATGAAGTTTGAGAAGAAGCTTGCCTGCTTCGCCGGAGGAGGAATTACGGCCGGATTAATCCCGGGAATAACTCCTGATTGACGACTCCCGGTGACGACGACGTCGCCATTGGGAGAGCTGTAGTTCGGGAAGACTAGCTCCCCGTTAGAGTCGAAGTAACCGCGACCACCTGAGACGGGAGCGTTCCGCGGATTGACGTCTTGGAAGTAGCCTTGCTGCCTACCAGAAAACCCACCGAGAACTGTGTTCAGTGCTCCGAGCAGACCATTTCCGGTTGAGTAGGAATTGACCGTTCCAGCCGGTGTTCCCACTCCGCCGAAGCCAGCCGTAGCGTTCGGCGCGAGAGTCTGAGTGAGAACCTGCTGAAGCCACTGCTTCAGAGGATTGAAGAGGACGAAGTCCATGATGATCTTGGAGATTTGCTTGAAGATGTTCTTGAACATATCCAAGAAGCTGTCTCCGGCCTGCAAACCGTCACGGAATCCACCGACGATGGCGTCGGCCATATCTCCAGCTGTTTGACGCGCTTGTTCGTAGTGATCGGAGAGATCCTTCATCACACGGTCAAGATTCAAGGCAGCTGCGCGAGTTGCGACCATGTTGTTGAGCGTAGCTGGATCGGCACCCGCGTCTGCGAGCTCCTGCGCGTAACCGACTAGCTCGCGCATGTAGTCGATGTCTTCTTGACGAGCTCCGTGCTGATACATGGGGGCCAGAATCGCCGCCGCGCTCTGCTTATTCTCTAGCTCACGCTGCTCGTTGACGGCCTGCATGGAGAGTTTCAGCTGATCACGAATCTCGAGCTCCTTCTTCAGCTTGGCGTATTCTTCCTCTCTCCTATCCGCGCTGACGCCGACGAGTGCCGTCTCGATCTCGATGTAGCGATTAACTTCAGCCTGCGACTTTCCTCGCTGCTGAAGAAGATTAATAGCGTCGGACTGAATCTGGTTGTCCTGCTTCTGAGCCAGAATATCGGTGGCGACCTTCTCGTCTGCCTTAGCCTCGGCCGCTGCCTTCTGGCGAGCTTCCATGTAGCCGATGATGGCTTCCTTGGCGTTGTTGTAGCGATCAGCTTCCGTGTCTCCGGAAACCTCGACGCCTAGCTGTTTGGCTAGCTGTAACACGCCTTTGATTTTGTTCTCAGGACCCTTTATAGCGTCCTCGAAGCTCTTCTCCTGGTCGACAGCGGCAATGTGTGCCGCCGCGCCCACCTTATCGAAGGAGCCGCTCAGAAGCTTGTCGATGCTTTCGCTAGTTGACTTAGCGCGACCTTCAAGATCAGTCATGCCGTTCATGGCTTGATCGATCGCGTTGTTTATGTCGTCCTGAGCAATCTCTGCCGCAGACTTTTTGTGAGACTTCTTCTTCGTCTTGGCTATCGGAGTACCGGTAATTCCCTCGCCGGCAGCGCGCTGTTGTTCCCAACCCTTAGCGATGCGGTTATTTATCTCGGAAGGCGAGAAACCGAGAGTGCTCGCACCACTCTTCTCGATATCCATCGCGTTCTGGATATCAGCCAGCATCTGCTGACGAAGCTTGTCACCGACACTTCCAGGCTCAGGACTCATCGCATTGAGACGATTTACGAGCTGGACTCGCCTCTGATAGTCGGTCGCATTTCGTGCCGAGACATAAGTTCCGTTCGCGGTAACTTGATTTGCGATGTCCAAGAGATTGTTTGGAACAACCTCCCCGTTGATGCTCTTGCGGGAGATGATGGGCGAGCCACCACGACCTGCGAAGAAGTCGGTGTTAAGATAGTGACCTGAGGTCTGCTCAAACTTCGTAGTGTTCATCATGAAGCGAGCATGACCCATCGCGGCCACCGTGGCAGCTCGGAAGGATGCTGCTTCTGTGTCTAGGGCATCAGCGTTCTTGAGAATATTGACGCGGTACTGTTCTACAACAGCCTCAGCATCCGCAAGAGAACCTGTGTGCCTGACGACCTCCTCGGTTGTAGAGTGACCAGCCTGAGCTAGCTGATCTAGAGCAACCGCGAGAGCAACCACAGCCGCTGCGACGACGTACCACGCGTTCGCCTTGAGAAGATTCAATATGGTCCCGATCGGACCGACGGCTGAGGTTGCGGCCGAAGCTATGCTGCCGAATCCCGCAGCCATTTGAATTGCCGTCCAGCCCTTCGCCGCTGCGGCTGTCATATTGATAATCGTACCGAGGCGAAGAAGTGCCGAGGCCCACTTCAAGGTAGCACCGAGAGCATAGGCCCCCAGAGCTGTGACGACAAGATCAATGTTGTCGCCAAGGATCTTTAGGGCCTGCGCTACGACCGAGAGAAGCTTGTTCAGCGCGTTTGACTGAAGAAGCTTCGTCGCAGTGTCCATCAGCTGGATTAGAGCTTGATTGAGACCGTTACGGCCAAAATCTCCGGAGGCGAAGGTAAAGGCATTCTTAAGACGATTAAACGCGGCTTCCACGGTCTTGGACATTTTGTCTGCAGAGCCGGCGAATTCTATCTCAAGTGTATGGGCGACGTCGATAATCGCCTTCTTCATAACGTCAGCGCTAATCGTACCCTTCTTGAGAGCTTGGTCTAGCTCTCCGGGCTTCGTCATGTGTAGCGCGACCGCGAAGCGAGCAAAGGCGCCGGGAAGACGATCACCTAGCTGGCCGCGAAGCTCTTCCGCTTGAATCTTGCCCTTGGACATCATCTGACCGAGAGCGCGGAAGACGCCGTCAACGTCAGCAGTGCTGAGCTGAAGAGCTCGTGCCGCCGTGCTAAATCCCGCAAAGATCTCGCGAGATTCTTTCAACGTCAGATTAGTTCCCTTGACGGAGCCGAGGAAGAAGCCAAAGGAATTAGCCGCCGTACGAACGTCCAGACCCATCTTTTCAGCATAGGATCGAACGAAGTCGAACTGAATCTTTGCTTGGATTGCAGATCCCGTAGCTGCTTCAAGCTGGGCAGAGATTTGGATCAGATCATTCGCTGCTTTGATAATGGCGCGCCCAGCAAGGATGCCGCCGAGAGCATTCCATGCAGTCTGCGTACGAAGGAGAGCAGTCTGTAGGAAATTACTGGTCTTCGTCAGCTCGAGAAGACCCTTGTTGGCGGCAGCGGTGTTAGCCTTCACCGTGATGGTGTTTGGTGCTGCGCCTCTGAGAGAATTCAGAGATGTGCGAGCACTGTTAGCGGCGACAACGATCTTCTCGAGCGCGCGTACAGCCGCAGCCAGTCCCGGTCCGGCCTTGAAGTTGTTCAAGGCTGTGAGAAGAGCTGAGACGTTGCGACCGGCAGCAACGCTCGGTCCCTTGAAGGTTGAGAGCGCCGCCAGCATCTGTACGAGGCCGCGAGGCATGGAAAACGTGCTGACGAATCTCAGTGCGTTCAGAACTGCCAGAGTATTCTTGCCCGCCGTGGGGCTAGGACCTCGGTAGCCCGAGATTGTAGCGAGAAGGCTGGCGAGACCTGTGACCCTACCGAGATTCAAGGTGCCGACGGACTTGAGTCCCTGAAGGAAGATGATGGTGTTGCGTACCGCCGCGTCGCTAGGAGCGCGAAATCCCGCGAACACCGAGCTGAGAGCTTTGAGAGAGCGAATAGCAGCATCGCTCACGGGACGTGCGTTGCGCTGCATGTCAGCGAAGGAAGAGCTCGCCTTCTTCGCGGCGGCGCTGACCCCACCCTCCATGCGATCAGCCGCAGCCTTGATGGCGTCGAACGACTTTACAATTCGTTGAGCACCGGCCTCTGCACCAGAGCCGTCAATACCTAGTTCGTAAGTGCTCATCCGCCTAGCCTCGGTGGAAGTTGACCAGCTTTAGTCTTGCTCGAGTTCTTATTCTTCTCCTTGAAGTCCTTCATGAATACCGCGTCCATCCTCTGAACGTGGTACAGGAAGTCCTCTCTGTCGACAGGATCGTAGATGTGAAAGAATTCGCAATAAGCGAGAACGTCGCTCATAGCGATGGGCTGCGGTGCGCCCATTCCGTACTGACGAGATAGAGAAAGACACATGAAACCTTCCCAAATCCAAACCAAATCTCGAAAGAGCTCAGGCTTGCTGTTCAATATTGGGAAGAGCGAGGGGTCCTCACCTCTCGCCAGTATGTCTTCCTCCATCTTCTCCAGATCAGGCTTGGGTTTTAATTCCCAGAGGAGAGCCTCTTCTAGTTTTTTCTTGCCGCCTCCCGCTGCTCTTTCTCAAACGTCGTGCGCTCCATCGCAGCCGTGAGAATGTCGTCGCGGAAGTCGCGAAACTCAGGGTTGCTGATGATCTTCAGAGCATTCTCGTGAGAGAACGGAAGCATCTTCGGCTCTTCGCCGGCCTTGGGTTCCGGCGCGTCGGGATCTTCGACACCCTCCCAATTCACGATGATGATGCCGGCGACCTGCTTGTTAAGCAGCTCTTCCTGGAGGGAGTCAGGCATCTCGCGATTGCGAAACTGAGCCGTGTAGGGCTTCTCCAGCTTGCGACGATACTCGCGGGAAGTCTTGGAGGTGAGACGTCGAACTTGAACCTTCAGCCCGTCACCGAAGTCGACCCAGACGCCCTCTTCCTCGAGACTCTGATCGGTATTGTAGCGCTTACGAAAACCAGCCATGCGTATTACCTTTCTTCTCCACTAGTCTACTTAGGACTGGCCCCGAGGGGCAGGGCCAGTCCTAACCTTATGCGCTTCGCTCAACGATTAGACGCAGTAGTCGAACCGAGAGAGCAGAAGAGTATAGTCGCGTCCGTTCGCGATGTCACGCAGCGCCTGGAAGCCAAGCGGCGTCGTGAGATCGGTATCGATTCCCGGGACCTCCGGAAAGCCCGAGTTGTACTTCAGACGCGGAAGATCCCAAATCTCCGCGCAGAGATTCGCCGAATCGCGGAAGGCGATGGTCGCCCCCGAGGCGCTGCCGTTGCGGAGCTTCGTGAGAAGCGTCTCGTCGCCGAAGTAAGTCGTCAGAGTTCCCGTGATCGACGCGCGGCCGAGACCGAGGCCGATGGCTCCCGGAGAACCGATGGCGTTGCGGGCACGAAGGCCGTTGTCCAACGTGAAGGCGAAGCCGCTCACGTAGTTCGGCGCACCGATGACCGCACCCGCCTCCATGATCATCGGCACGGAGTTGGAGCCGTCCAGCACCGAGTTGGAGCTGATCGGTTCGGTCACCGCACCCGCGTCACGAGTCGCGCTGGGTGGGGACAGGTCGGAGCCCATCCAGCTCAGCGTAGCCGTCACGACGCCGCGCGTCTCTGCCGAGATGGCGAGCGAGGAAGGTTGCTGCCCCGAGGCGTAGGAGTAACGAACACCAGCGGCGAGCGTGTACTCCTTCTCCAGGCGATAGGTGAACTGAGTGACGCCGTTGCGGATGGTGTCACCGAAGTAGACGCGAATGGTCTTGCCGGTGCCGGTGTCAGCAGCGAAGATGCCCTGCGTGATGTCGAAGCTCAGACGATTCGCGGCGATGGCGCTGATGCGAGCGAAGCCGTTGTTCGCGGCAGTGCCGAAGGAGAAGGCGCCACCCTCGTTCGAGATCTTCACCCACTGGCCGACGATGAGACCGAGCGTGGTGAAGTTCAGGGTCGTGGAGGTGAGAGCAGGGCCACCCGTGATGGTAGCGACGATATCACCCGAGGCACCCTGGAAGCCGACCACCTTCGTCTTCGCCGTTGCTGGCGGAGAGGCCTCGATGGTGAACGTTCCCGCGATGGTCGTCGCGGTTCCTGCCGTGATCGGGAACAAACCGTTGTTCGCCGGGACGCCGTAGCCGGTGTTGCGGATCAGCATTCCCGTGACGAAAGCAGACGCCGTCGCGTTGTTCTGCGAGCCGGCGAGAACCGAGGTAGCCGCGACGGTGATGGCAGTACCCGAGACAGCCGTGATGCGCGTGGCCGAGGCACCATACTCCCAGTGAGCACCGTTCGAGACCTCGGGCGTGCGAAGCCAGTTGTTGCAGAACAATCCCTCGAGGAACGAGTCCATGTTCTCGATGGAAAGCTCCATCGCCATGTCGCCGCCAGCGTCACGACCCGTATTGATCAGGTCGTTGACCTGTCGCGTGGAGTCGATCTCGTTGGTGACCTCGTTCGTCGGCGTGAAGCTCACCGCATCCGACGTGCGGCGAATTTCCTTGTAGACGGGATTCGTGGGAGCCACACCGAAGGACGGTTCCTTGGCGACCCTAAGTGCAGTCCTATTACTGTCCATCAGTTAGGCCTCCTGAGTTTGCCTACGCATAGCTCCAGACGTGGAGAGATGCAAGCGTTATTTTTCGACGTTTTGATCACGATAGAAGGGAGCTTCGAAGACGTACCGATCCCAGTTATCGTCAAGGTTGGCGGCGCGAATTTCGTTAGTCGCCATAGCACGACTTGATGGGGTCTGGAATACGATGAGCTCACCATCAGAAGTAGTCAGCTCCAGCATCTCATACACGAGAGTCCAGATGTCAGCTAGAGTTCTAGACTCCTTGGTTCCCTCATTCTTCGGCGTGTAGATGTCCACCTGCATCGTGCCGAAGCTTCTCTTGGTGAATGAGCGGCCGAGGCTGCGCCGAATTGTCCCCCTGTCTACGATGTTAAATACCGCGAACATCGTATCCTGCGGAGTCTCGAATGCCTGATTCGGCCAAGCGATGTTCTCGCCGAACTCAGGCTCGGCGACACTCTTGAAGTGTTCCGAGATGGCAGCTCTCTCAGTTTCTTTGGACACTCTTCACAAATCCCATCAAGGAGTACTCTAGGAGTGTCTCACCTCGGCGAGTCATACCGCCTGGAGGGGTACGAGACTGATGACCTTCGCTGGCGTAAGAGCCATACTCAACCTCGCTGAACTCGGGCCGGTTGTTCGTGAGGTAGAAGCTCTGGAAAGGATTTGCCTTCGCTGCCGCGAGAACAATCTCGAACTCCTCCTGAACTACCGCCGCATTGGCGCGACGACGAGGCTCTGAGCCGAGAGGAAGATCACTGGTCTTTCCCGGAAGTGCAGGCTCTGTCACAGCACCACGAGTAGACTTAATGGGCGAGCCAATGCTCCAGCGGAAGTTGACGAGAGTACGACCGGTATAGACAGGAGTCTCTAGAATAGACTTCTGCATGTCCGTAAGACCCATCGCCAGTCTGGCTGAGAGAACATCACGAACATTTTTCATCGCCTGCTCGCCGATGCGATTAAATCCACGTGGCCTCTTGAAGCGAGGGCGCATCATAGCTTGTGCGCTCATGCCTGCCTCCCGAAGATGACGTGCAGCTTCTGTCCCGGGATTGGTCGTGACATGAGAACATTGAATTTTCTGCCAGTGGACAACTCGAAGAAGTCGTTCTCTGCTGGCTCAATCGGCAGATCCTTGGCAGGCACCAGAAACTTTGCGTCCGTGATAGAGATGGGAGAAGCTTCGCGCTCTTGAAGACTAGTACCAGTCTCTATGAACCGAACATTTGAGAACACCTGAGTAGTAGTAGCTCGCTTATCCGTAACCGGATCGTAGTCACCGCTACCCGTCTTCTTCGTATAAGTCCCGGTGACTACAATCTCGGAGGCCAGCGAAAATGCTGTCTCGATGCCGTCAGCGACTAAGTTCAGGAGCCCGTCCATCTAGCCTACCTGGACTCGGCGTACTCGAGTGCCTAACGTGTACTCTCCGAGGCCACGCAGGGCCAGCAGGGCGGCGGCTGGTACGGGGGCTTTACCCCTAGACCCTCCGTTTTGCGTTGAGCTAAACTGAAGTTCAATAACGTCGATCTTGAGACGGTCTACGCCCGTGGAAGAAGGTGCCTCGAACACATCTCCATTCCGCCAGAGATACATCGCGAGTTCCATTGTCGCGATCTTGACGCCGCGAGGAACTACGTTGCTGGCGACGGGTCGATACTCGGAGTCAAACACCAAAGAGCGAGGCCAACCGAGACCCTGCGTGTTGCTGTAGATAGTTCCATTCCACGTCATGATGCTGTCGAGCATCGTGGAAGCCGTCATGAGGAGATTTTCTTTGTCCGACTCACCAAGCTCATTCCAGTTGTCTGCGTAGAACGGGTGAGCAGAGAAATAGTCATCTGCCTCTACGACGGAGGCGTAGGAAGTTGCTTGTGCGAGACCGGTGCCGTCCTCTACTGTGAAAATCGGCATTTCAATCTCCTTTAGGCGAGCATAGCATGAGAAACATCTCTTGACCAGCCTACAGAATGCCAGCGCTGAACTTCTTAATCCGTGATAAAGGCGTACCCGCTCGGCTTGGTTGTCACTGCCGGAGGAGTCTCAGTAATCGCAATCATGATGCTGCAACCATCGCCTGAGGTTCCTCCGGGTTGTGAGGTGAAGCTAGCTCCCGAGTCGGCGAGAAACTCAGATCTCGTAGAGATGTTGGTGGCGGCACTTCCTCCAGACGTTCCTACGTCTAAGCCCAGAGTCCAGCCGGTGGTCTGAGTGCTGATGGAAGTTGAAGTTGACTCTAGCCCCGCTGCTCGTTGCAGCAAAGTCTGTTTGGAGGCGTCGAGACCTGATATTGTGAGAGCAGCAGGTGCTCCTGTAGCGTTATTCGTCTGTGGCGTCGCGTAAGTAAACGTAGATCCAGCGGCGGGGGTGAAGCTGCGCGCGCTCATACACTTCGCCGCTGGGCTAAAGCTGAAGTTCGCCGTAAGGGAAGTTCCAGAGGCTACTGCCGTCGTGATGATACATCGCCAGAGAGATAAGGTAACGCCTCCGGCCGCAGCTCCGCCGCTGTTCGTTATCTCGGCGGCCTTGGTGAAGGTATTCCCACCACAGGTAACGCTCGTGTGAGTAGAGGTTGCTCCGCCAGTGCTGGAGGAGTTGTCGGTGGCGACCTGCACCAAGACCACGTCGCCAACGCTCAGAGCCGAAGTAGTTACTAGACTAATGTTGTTCGCGGCTGTCTTGTTCTGGGCCGAGCCTATTGAGCCATTGTCAATCCAGGACATAGCTATCTCGTGTAGCGAATAGTGACCGTCAGACGCTTCACGGTGGAAGCGCTGTCCACACTAGCTCTCAGAACATCTCCCTGAGCTAGAGCGGTGGTCCAGGTTGAGATGGCTAGATCTTGATTCTTCTGGGCTGACGAGAGCGTTGGCTTCTCAGTTCCGGAGATTGCTGTGAAGGTCGGATAGTTCGCATAGGTGGCCTTAGAGATCGTGACTACGGCAGAGCCGGATACGTCGCCCGTGATGGTCCAGCCTGTGATGTTCGCGGCATAGGGAAAGTCGGGAAGATCGAGAGTTTGTCCAGCCGCAATAACTGCTCCACCTCCGTCGAGGACGAACGTGATGCTTCCTGACGAGACTCCCAGGAGCGTTCTCGCGGCGGCAGGAGTGAGCTCCTCTCCCTGACCCGTTCCGGCAGAGCTGCGACCATAGATCACGCCCGTAGCCGAGAAGATCTGCTGAATTAATAGCTGGTTCATCAGTAGGCCCTCGATCTCCGCTTAAAGTCAGTCGTCTTCACAGTAATAGTCGCATTGCTTGAGTTACTTGCAGCATCGGTGGCAGTGACTTGTACTTGCCGAATTACTCTCGCATTCTGCGCCGGAAGAGTTAGAGTATTTCCGATCAGAGTGAAGAGCGCCTGATCTGCTCCACCCGTCTTAGTCCAAACAGCCGCAGGATCGTCGGAGGTCAGAGTGAGCGACAGAGGTGTCTTCGGTTTGATATTAACGGTAGTGCGATTAGTGATGACGGGAGCAGTCGTGTCACTCCCCGAGACTGGTACGGAGAAGATGAAGTCGTCAAACTCAATGGACGAGCCTCCAGCGATCGGCCCGTAGATGTAGAAGCGAAGAGTGACTGGCGATGTGAGGTCTAGATTTACCGGAAAATCGTACTCCGTGTAAGTTGTTCTGATCGTCGGCACTGGTTTATCGGCTACGAGATCACTCGCAAATCCGTCAGCGCTCGAGCGAATAATAAATCCACGTGGCGTTGAAGATCCACCGCGCGCCGCCTTGAGCTGGATGCGCTTGAGGAATAGACCCGCTCCGCCGTGAATAGTGAATTGAAAATAGTCATTGCTAGTCACCGCTGCTGCGGCAGTCGTCGCCACGGCGGGAATAGCTCTCAGCTCAGGCGTCGGGTAGCCGACGCTGTTGTCACCCACCGTTGCTATGATTGTAGAGCCGAGAGAAATTGCATCCGCAGTAATGTGGCTCCCCGAGATTGTAGCCGCTCCAGGAGTAGCCCCGTTAAAGTTGTAGATGGCTGTCTCAGTGACGGTACTCGAGGGAGTAGTCGGCTGGAAGACGACCACAATACCATCAGAGGTACTTTGATTCCCAGAGTTCCAAGCCGGAGTGTAGATTCCCTGACCGTATTCCACCCACTCGTAGGTCGACGAGCTGATTAACTCGCCGATCTCAGTTCCGTTCGTGGGGGTAATTCCAGTCGGACCAGCGAAGAAGTTGAAACCAAGAGCAGCACCAGCGTCGGGTACACTGATGGGATTAGGATATATCTTTGGGTCTACGAGAGAAGCAGCGGGTAGACGACTGTTGGCGATTGGAGTTATGTTCAGTGACGCATCTGCTGTGACACCACCGATCATAGCGAGATCAATGGTGGTGCTGAATGTTACGGTGACCGTCTCGCTGGCGGCTGCGCGCGATCCGGACGTATCAGCCCAGATCTGCGTTCCGTCCGTGCTTACTCCTCCGTCTATTCTCGTGCATGAGTTTCCGTTGCAAACCACACTCGACACGGTGCGAGTACTGTTGTCCCCGTACCAGAGACAAATGATGCGGTGGCCTGTGGCGAAGCTGAAGCTACGACTCACTATCGCAGAGCCGTAGGCATTTGAATAGCGTTGTGCTGCCGCGAAGGTAAACATCACGGCTACCTGATCATATAGGCTATATTAGCAAGCGTCGCGTCGGCAGTCGCGGGGCCAGTCCAGTAGACCATAGCTCCACTCTCTATCGCCGCATTCGTCATGCTAATAGTCGCCGCCTGAGCTCCTCCTGAACCTCCTGCGGCGAAGGTGGCGGTGAGAATCTGTACAGGAGTAGCGCCGACCGAGGTCTTCTTCCACAGAGTAAGAACTGTCGACGCCGTGGCTCCTGTGAGCGCCCACACCTGACAATTTGCAGTGGTGAGATTGATGGCCTTCGGAGCGAAGCCTAGATTAATAGTCTCAGCGTCAGCCATCAACCCGTCGATACCACCGTCCCATCCTAGAATGGAGGGATTGGTGGCGGGCTTGATTATCGTGATAGAGTCGCCACTGGCGTAGCTCGTAAGAGTTAGAGTCGCTCCGGCGATGGTGTAGTCAGTCGTAGGACGTTGAAACACACCCCTCACGAAGACGAAGACGTCGTTGACGGTTAGACCAGACTCAGGAAGAGTGACGTCCTGCGATGCACCTGTTCCAGTAGCTGTCGTAGTCCAGCCGGGAGTTGCGGAGCCTCCTCCTCCGGTGCTGAGAGGGCCTACGGTAGCGCCATTTATTCTTACGAAGAGACCCGTCGTAGTCGTCCACAGCTCTCCATCCGCTGGAGAGCCTGGAGCCGTTCTGTGTGGGAGAACTAGAGGCCCGAGGACCTTCACAACGACTCCTTATGCGTGAACGACTACGCGATAGCTATTCGCAGCCGGAGCTGAGGCAAACGTGATTTGTACCGTGTTGACGCCGTTGGCGACGACGTCTGCCGTGACCATCGCGTTCGTGGCCTTCTCTCGCACGGACACCGTCACGTCTTGAGTGCCGAGATTGTGCGTCACGGTAATAGTCGTGCTCGTACCGTCGCCGATGTCCGACGCGTACTTACGGACGACTACGGCAGTGTCAACCGACACGCCGCCAGCGGCCACCGAGATTCCGCCACCTGCAACAGCGTTGACTGCGATGCTGTTGCCAGTGATGGTGATGCCGTTGCCCTGAGTGTATCCAGCGGCGGCACCGAACTGATTGATGGTGATGGCGGTCGTACCGACTGTGATCGTGCCGGTATTCTCGATACGCCACTGAGTCTTCGCGTTGGTCGTGCCTTCCTCGACAAACCAGAAGGCACCAGGAGTCAACTCATTGTTCTGATCCGCGTCGGCAGCGCGAGTCAGAGGAGAGCCCGAGCCGTTGAAGACGTAGACGCCATTCTGCGACGCCGTGGTCTGGTTCTTCAGAAGAACACGATCGCCGTTAGCCAGAGTGACGCCGTCGATAGCTGTTCCAGGCGCGGAGATCGTGACGTTCGCCGTGGAGGCGGCACGAACCGAGGGCTTGGAGTCGATGCCAGCCGCAGCCGACTGAACGGCGCTGTCGACGTACCCCATCGTCGCCGCGTCACCTGAGTTGGTCGGGGTCGCCAGATTGGTGATCTTCTGACCATTGAGATTAACGGCGGCTGTAGGAGCTGTCAGCTGATCCAGGCGCGTTGCCTGAACAGCCGTGCCGAAGTCACTGATCGTGGCGGCGAGCTGCGTTCCCGTATGATTCGCGCGATTGAGAACACTCGCGAGGGAGCTTCCGCCGAGCAGAGCTGAATCCGTGGCCTTGTTGGTGAAGGCCGAGCCGTCGTACCAGCGGGGAGCCCCGAGAGCCGTGTCGTAGTACATCTGACCCGTGACGGGAGTCCCGGGAGCAGAGGCGAGAGGATGCAGAACCGGATTCTGAATCTGAAGCTTGTTGAGGTCGAGATTAACAACCATCTTCATGGTCTGGTACTCCTCAATTCAAATACGCCGTTCCGGAGACTGGGACATCGAACGCCACGCTGAGAAGATTCGCGTCGAGATACGTGACCTCTGCGAGAAGCTCCCTACCGAGATTATCCACAATCGTGGTAGAAGGGAATCTACCGAGATTGTGGGAGATGTTCCAAGTCGTGTCAGCTGAGGCTTGATTGTAGACGAAGGTCGTCTGAATCCCGTTGCCCTCCGGTCCCTGAGGACCTTGAATCCCGGGAACACCGTCGCGCTGAATTAGAACAGTCGGAGCCTGCACCTGAGTTACGACGGGCGTAGGGTCGCCCTGAACCAAGGTGACGACTGACTGCTGGCGTAGGATGACCGCGTCGGTCATTGATCACCTCGCCGAATCTTTCCAGGCCAGATCTCAACGGCTGGGTCGTTCGTCTCGTCCAGCACCGAGAAATTGATCCAGTGCGAAGAAAACTCAGCCGCCTCATCCTCCTCGATTGTGAGAACCTTCCCGCCAGCGAACGACGCGTCGTCCGTCAGAAGCTTGTTGAGACGAGTGCCGGCGACGAAGCGAAGAGTGAGAGCAGAGGCGTCGATAGGCGTTCCGTCAGCCTGCTGCATCCGCACAGGAATCACGATCGCCCCAGCTCGCGGTAGCGTGATGTTCCCATCTGAGTCCACCGGAGCTGGGATTGTCGGCACTTCTAGAACACCCCTTCTAATGAAAGCGCCCGCCGCAGCGCGACGACTGCGACGGGCGCTCAGT